GCCCTTTGTCTGAGCGTTGAGGAATACAGGTCGATATTGTCTTCGGAATCGCCTCCGTCTATCACCCACCCGATCAGACTTGAAAGCGTCTGGCTTGCGCCATGGCTGCCATAGCTCATCTTCGGTATTTTTGATCTGTCTGGGACGGCTTCCGGAAGCTCCTTTGACATCCTGCGGATGTAAGCATCTGTTCCTCTCCTCGGAGAAAGCAGATACAACATTCTTTCTCTAATTGTTGGTTCTCTGCTCATTCAGCTTTCTCCTTTAAAGATCACGTGGGACGATCCGCGCTACACGCTTCGTCCGAACACTGCCGGACAGTGATTCAACAACATTTGAAAAAAATTCAATCTGTTTCATCAGGTCATCAAGATCAAGCGCCGTGTATTCGCGTGTGCCGATCTTGTAGCTCTTCGCCTGCCCGGTTATCAGCTCCATATGAGCTTCTTTGACAAGTCCAAGCATTTTCTGTGCTTCAGCAAGCGTATACGCGACTCTTACTGCCATATCCCATTCCTCCGTTTAAATCCTGATTCCCTGGCTTATCACATAGCGCTGTTTCCGCTTCTTATCAGCTTCCTGTGTAATAATCTTTTCTTCTTCGCCCTTCAGTGCTCGTTCAATCCGGTTGAAAGGCCAGTGGAAATATCGGTATGCAGCCCTGGCATAGTTTCTGCAGTCGAGCGGTTCATTCCGCTCGTAGAACTTCTCCCATGTAACAACGCTCTGGCCGTTTCTCCGCTTAATAATCATCCGCTCAGAGATAAGGCCCTTGAAATATTCGCGGTCATATCCAGCTCTGTAGTCAATCGGGAAATGCATGTATGACGGGCCAGGCTCCTTCACGCCTGCTTCGTACATGATCCCGCCTTTGCCGTCATCAACACCGATCATGAATTTGACCGCATCACCTGACCGCTTCATCGGGTGGCAATACTCTTTTCCTTCACCGGGTTCGCCCTTGATTGCCCATACACGCTTTGTCTGCCGCCTTGCGCATTCCCGATAAACATCCTGAGTGAAATGTCCGCCGGAGTCTACAAACGTTGCAAGGATTTTCATCTGCATCCCGTTTTTAAGCTGCCACTCACGATCAAGGAGCTGATCGATTTCCTCCCAGACGCCCGGAGCATCTGCCCTTCCCGGAATGATCCCCCGGCTGATGCCCCAGCTCTGACCTTCTCTGTCCCATCCGACGACCTCATACTCAAGACGATTATCCTGTGTATCAACTCCCATGGTAAGAACAAGAACGCCTGTCGGGACCTCTGCATCGTAATGTTCTCTGCGCTTATACAGTTCATATTCAAGGCCGTTCTTGATATGCACTTCCCACGACTCACCGAGAACAGTATTGTGAAAAACCTTCAACTTGTCCGGGTCTTTCTTCGCCTTCAAGAATTTCCAGACAATGTCTTTCCATGAGGACCACGGGGACATAAAAGCATTCAGCCGAAATGACCGGATCCCATTATCAAGTGCTCCGGGATTGTTGCTCACCCATTTTGCGGGGAGCCGTTTTGCTTCGTGCTCTGGAATCACTCGCTTGCACACTGGGCATTCCCAACCAACACTTAATACCTTGTAATCTTCCTCGCCTTGTTCGTTCTTAACTGCCTCCTTCTCGAACTTAATATTCTCGAACTTGATAAAGCTGAACGCGTGGCAATGCGGGCATTCCGTGCGCCATTCTTCCTGCGTGCCATTCATGTAATCCGTCTCTATTTTTGAATGCCCTTTGATTGTCGGCGTGGAAGTTTTAACGATCTTCCGATTATGCCGGAATGTCTCAGTTCTTCGCTCTGCCAACTCCTGCGGGTCACCTTCAGTTCCTGCGGATGGCGGAAAGCGGTCTGTCTCGTCCATGAAGATGTACCGCACGGGCTTACTTGAAAGGTCTGCCGGACTGTTCGCTCCGATAATGGCAAGTGATCCGCCAGGGAATGTCTTCATGGTGATCGTGTTTGTGGTATCTCTTGACCGTTGCTTGTATACTTTCCGCCTGAGTCTCGGACAGGCATCAATCATCGGCTGAATACGCCGTTTTGAATAATCATCTGCTACGTTGTCCGTTGGTTGAATATACAGCATCGGGCCAGGGTCATTGTCAATTGCGCATCCCATCATGTTCAGCTCGATCTCAGATTTACCAACCTGAGCAGACGCCATAATGACAATCTGCCAGATTCCCGGCTGAGTAAAGCTGTCCATGATCTCACGTTGATAGGGCGCTCTGTCTGTTCTCCACCGCCCGGGTTCAGCACTGGATTCTGACACAAGCACTCTGTTCTTGTCAGCCCATTCAGATACTGTTTGTTTGGCTGGCGGCTTGAACATTGAGTATGTATACCGTTCCAGCTCGGATATTGCATTCATTCGTCTTCATCTGTCTCCTCATCCTGTTGTGCTGCTGCGCCTTCCGGAAGTGGTGTCTCTGATAATGCTTCCAAGACTGTCCTGATCTCTCTGTCGATAATGTCGGCAATTACGTCTGTGTTATCCATCATGGTCAGCATTGGTGCGAGCTTACTGGGAAGATGAATAAGATTCTGCATGACGGTGTTCGCAATCTCTCCCCAAAGCCGTTTAACTTCACCCACATCAACAAGCTGACCTTTCAGCTTCTCGACTTCGATCTCTGTTTTCTCGGCCTTCGCTTTTTCATGCCGGGCCTTGATCGTGTCAATGTCTGCATCATCACTGGCCTCACGCGATATGTTGTACGCAACCCATTTCTGCACAAAAATAGCGAGGTCGTATTTCCCGTCCTCGCTTTTCACAAACAGCTTTCTGCCTTCCGGCAGATCTCTGTCGATGTTATACAGTTGTCTGTATGAATAGCCCGCAACAGTTGCGAGCTCTTTTTTTGTCATCGGGTATCCCATAATCACACATTCCCGAGAAGCTGGTTAAACTCATGCTCCAATCGCTGATACATGTAATCCTTGATGTCCTTCTGCACATCAGCCTCGCTTCGGTTCATAGGCATCTGAGGAATTGCAACTGACACCATCTTTGTGATCGGTAGCCGCTTTTTCGTATCTCTCGTCCACGTAAGTGGCATGATTTTCGATCCCAGGTTACGGAACGGTGCATTTCCTCCCAGATGGCTTACTTCCGGAGGCAATGTACTTATAGCCGATTTAACGATTTTCGCTTTGACGCGATACTTTCTGCGCCGTAGAACAACCCGTTTTCCGTTGCGAATCACTATTTTGGCATTATTCCAGCCATGAGATCCACCATACGCTTTGACTCCTTCTCCGCCGATATCACGCCGCTTATCTTCGACGGGGATTGAACAGCTCAGATCAGAAACTGTTTCCTTCTTGATCGTTGCGCTGATTTCTCCAGGCGTAACGTAATACTTTTTCGGCAGGTCCTGTCTTAGAATCATTCTAACGTGTCCAGGAACACGTTTGTATACACGACGCATGGCACGATGTACTTGCTCATCGCTCAAATTTCTCCGCAACGCTTCCGCTTTTTTCATCACATCTGTCGCGTCGATATAAAGATATATCGGGCCTTTATCCGCCATGAGCTACGCCTCCTTCGTCAGCATGGCGGGGCGCCTGCCCCGCCGGGTGAATTTGTATAGCGGCCTGCACTCTTCCGCTCAAGGCAGCAATATGCCGATATTTTCAGCGATGGTATCCCGTATATACATACAAAGCGGCAGGCTTTGAGGCCATCCTCCAGCCAGGATGGAAAAATATCGCTCAAAACCTACCGCTCACACAGGATGGGAAATGTGATCAGTCTTACTCTGACTCACCTTTCACGCTACTATCATAGCACGAACCTCGTTATCATTTGTTATCATCTTTTCGAGATGCTTGATGCCCGAATCATATATCCGGACTGTCTGCGGCAATGAGTAGTTGATCATCGCTGCTACGTTCCGCATCGCCGGGCGCTTCACTGAAAGAAAATAGCTGTCAAGGACCTGCCTCTCGCGGCTGTCTTCCAGCATCCAGATCAGCTTCTGCGCGTTCCGCCGTTTTGCCGCGAGTGTTTCCATCTTGTTTTCAAGCGATGTAACATAGCCTGCGATCTCCGCCATGCGGTCAGTTATTGTGTCTTTCGGCGATACCTGTACTTTGTCCGTATCGTACCGCATCGCGCCTGGAAGCAAGGATATCCGCATTTCATAAATGCGCTCGTTCAGCTCCTCAATCTCCTTCTGTTCGTCCCGGACTGAATACAAGTATTGCTTAACAGTCATAGCGCCCTCCACATATCTTTGCTACTCGGCAGCCGCTGGCCGCAGTGCCTGCAGAATACGTCGGTCAGCAGGATGTCTGCCCCGCATACCGGACACTTGAATGTCCGTCTCCCCGGATACTCGCGCTGTTTCTCGACAGCGTTCACTGCGTCCATGATTGCGGTCTTCCGGATGACCGACGATTCCTCGCCTGCCATCTGCAGCAATGTTGTTATCACGTCCATTGGCATCACCTCCTCTAGCTGTTACGAATCACGATCCACAAGGTTACGATCATCCCGAGACCGTAGCCAAGAATAAATATCAAGAATGACACGTCTCTGCCTCCTCTTTGTTTTATCTGCATGTTGCGGTCTGGAAAACCGGCCGGACCCCGATGACGCTCGAGGCGAGCCAGCGGTTCGCATCGCCGTAGTCGTCGGCAGTGCAGAAATACACCGAGGACGATTTAACCTTGTTCTGAATCCACCCCCACTCGTACTCGCCGCATCTTGAGGCTAATCTGTTGCGTCTGTCCCGCATGAGCGGCCACTGCTCATGATCGTCCGGCTCGCACCAGCTCGGCAACTTATCAAAAAGTTCGCCGGCAAACGGGATCCGCAGAAGGTCACCGTTGTCGAACGGAACCATGTAGTCACGGATGTCCGCAAAGATATTAAGCACCTCGTCGCTTTGCAGAGCTTTCCGCAGATCGCTCTCCGAGTAGCCGCCCTTGTTGGTGCCATTCCAGTTCATCGGGAAGGCCTTGTCGAGGTACCGATCGAGGAAGAATAGCGCACCCTTAGACGTAATCTCCTGACACGTTGCCGTGTAGTGATCGACGTGGATCCTGTCTCCGATCTTCGGGCGATTTACCTCAATTTTCACCCTGCGCATTACTATCATCAGTCTTTCCTCCTATCGCTTGTATCTGACCGTGTTCCCATATACGGTTCTGGCAGTGGCATCCATGCAGTT